TCCCCAGCGAACTGGAGTGCCAGCGGTGCGAACCCGAGGGCTGGAGTTTGTGAACCGCAGTTTTGATGGCCGGAGTAGCTCCAACGGTAGAGCGGCCGACTCGTAATCGGTAAGGTGCTGGTTCGAGTCCAGCCTCCGGCTCCAAACGTAGCGGGGTAGTTCAGCGGTAGAATGCCGGCCCCATACGCCGGAGGTCGTGGGTTCGAGTCCCACCCCCGCCACCAAACGGAACGATTTTATGAGCCACCGATTCAAGCGCGCACTCTCCCCCAAGGAGCGCCAACTCCGGCGCCTGGCGGGCCAGATCACCGACCAGGCGACGCTCGACCGGCTGCTGGCCGAAGTGAAGCCAGGCATGCGGGCCGCAGTGTTCGAGCGGATCCGCCCACATCTTGGATTCGAGGGGGCGGTGTTCGAGCCAGCCGGGTTTGTTCAGAACCAAGTAGCGTGACCGATTCCGAGTACAGGAAACAAAAAGCCCGGATCCTGAAGTCCTTCAACCGCTGGGCGGGCCCCACCGGAATGAAGGAGTTTATCGTCAACCACCACTTCCACAGGGAGGGGCTGGAGCCGGGCAATCCGGAGGACGCCAGAAACGGCTACGTCTGCTTCGGGCGCGCCGATGTGAAGTGGCAGTACCTGACCGCCGACTTCCACTGGAATGTGCGCGACTTAGTCGATCTGCCCGATCACGTGGTGGACCGGAATGTGCGGCACGAGATTGCCCACGCGCTCGTGCATGAGATGCGCGAGTTCGCATCTGACAGCGACGCAGAAAGCAAACTCGCCCACGAGGACCGCGTGGTCACAAAGCTGGCGTTTGTCTTCAACTGGTGCAGGGAAGCCGGGGCGCGCGAAGCCAAGCGTGCGCACAAGCCAGCGGTAAAGGGGAAACGGAAGCGATGAACGGCTGGATCGCAGTAGACCTCGACGGCACGCTGGCCGAATATCACGGCTGGCCGGCTGACGGAAGTATCGGTGCGCCTATTCCGGAGATGGTAGAGCAGGTAAAGCAGTGGCTCGCCGAGGGTAAGGACGTTCGGATCTTCACGGCGCGCGTGTGGCCAAACGGAACCGCCATACAGGGTGCCGGATTTGAGCGCGAGAAGCAGGCGACAGAGCAAGCCTTCCGCATACAGGAGTGGTGCCGACGGCACATCGGAAGCCCGCTTCCGGTCACCTGCGTGAAAGACCCCTTTATGGTCGAGCAGTACGACGACCGTGCCTTTCATGTCGTGCCCAACACTGGCCGGATTCTGAGGCCGGAGTAGGCAAGTAAACCAGACCTAAGACCTCGACCATGGCAAACTCCTCCAACCGCAAGCCTCAGCCCGCAAGCAAGGTTGCCCAGCCCGATCGCGCCGGCATCTCGGTGACGGTCGGGCAGGGCTCCGCGCCGCGCCAAGACCGCGGCCAGCAGCAGGATTTCGCCAGCTTCCTGTCGCTGGCCCGCGAACGGTTCAAGGCGGCGGCCGAGGCCGAGGCCGAGGTGCGCAGGGACTTCCTCGAGGATCTGCAGTTCTACGCCGGCAGGCAGTGGCCGGACCAGATCGAGGCTGAGCGGTTGCGGGCTGGCCGCCCATGCCTGACCATCAACCGCCTTCCGCAGTTCGCCCGCTTGGTGATCAACGAGCAGCGGCAGGCCCGGCCGGCGATCCAGATCAACCCGGTGGAGGATGGCGACACGGACACCGCCCAGATTCTCCAGGGCCTCGTGCGCCACATCGAGACCCACAGCCAGGCGGACATCGCCTATGACACGGCTTTCCAATACGCGGTCATCGGCGGCTTCGGCTACTTCCGGGTGGTGACCGATTACGTCAACGACCGGACCTTCGACCAGGACATCTTCATCCGGCGCATTCTCGACCCGACGACCGTGTACTTCGATCCGGGCGCCGTCGAGCCCGATTACAGCGACGCCGATTACTGCTTCATCGTTGAGAAGTTGACGCGGGAGCAGTTCCGGGCCCGCTACCCCAACTCCGAGGTTGCCGGGTTGCCGGATTTCACCTCGATCGGCGATACCGACCGGCTCTGGATTGACGGGCCGCGCATTCTGGTGGCCGAGTACTTCTTCGTCGAGCGGCGCAAGGACCACCTCGTGCTGCTGGTCGATGGGCGCGAGATTCCGGAGAAGGAGTTGGAGCGATATCCCGAGGTTGAGATTGCCGTGGACTCCTACGGCGAACCTCGGACGCGCGAGACCGAGGAGCGCATCATCCACTGGTGCAAGATGAACGCCCGGGAAATCCTCGAGCCCGAGGGCTTCACCGTCGAGCGCCTGATGTCTCGCCCGCAGGTTCCGGGCAAGTATATTCCGGTGATTCCGGTGCTCGGCGAGGAGCTGATCGTAGACGGCCACCGCAAACTGGTCGGAATCTGCCGGTACGCCAAGGACCCACAGCGGCAGTACAACTACATGCGGTCCGCGGTCACCGAGATGATCGCCCTGGCGCCGAAGGCTCCGTATGTGGCGGCCGAGGGGCAAATCGAAGGGCATGAGTGGGAGTGGGAGAACGCCAACCGCATCAACATCGGCGTGCTCCAGTACAAGCCGACTACGGTACATGGGCAGGTCGTTCCGCCGCCGCAGCGCAACGTCTACGAGCCGCCGATTCAGGCCGCGTCCATCGCCCTGGCGCAGAGCGACAACGATCTGAAGGCTTCGACCGGCATCTACGACGCATCGCTCGGCAAGGCGGGGCCGGAGCAGAGCGGTAGGGCTATTCTCGCGCGGCAGAAGCAGGCCGAGACCGCGAATTTCGGCCTGATCGACAACTTGAGCCGCGCGATCTGGCATTTGGGGCGCGTACTGCTGGGCATGATCCCGCACGTCTACGACCGCCCGGGGCGTGTCATCCGCATCATCGGGCAGGATCAGAGCCGCAAAACGGTCAAGATCAACGAACCGTTCCAAGAAGACGGAATCGAAAAGATCTACGACCTCACGACCGGCCACTACGACGTGACGGTGACCGTTGGCCCGAGTTACCAGTCCCGCCGGCAGGAGTTCGTCGAGAGCGTTATTTCGCTGGTGCAGGCCGCGCCGCAGCTCATGCAGGTCGTGGCCGACTTGCTCGTGCGCAACATGGACTGGCCCGGCGCCCAGGAGATTGCCGATCGGCTCAAGAAAATGCTCCCGGCGCAGTTGCAGGAGCAGGTTGAGGGCGCAGCGGCGAGCGTGCCGCCCGAGATCCAGGCGAAGGTCGAGGCGCTGATGCAGCAGCACGCAGCGCTCGTTGCCCAGTTGAACGAGACGACGGAACTCATCCGCACCAAGAAGATGGAACTCGAAAGCCGCGAGCGGATCGCCGCTATTCAGGCCGAGACCCAACTGGTCATCGCCGAGTTGAAGGCGCAGGCCGCGTCGAACATCGAGCAGTTGCGGCAGGAGATTGCGCTGCTCAAGGCCAAGCAGGACCGGCTCTATGCCGACGAGCCGATGCCGGCGGCGGTAGCGCCGCCGCAGCCGCAGGGCGCGGCACCTCAGCAGCCGGTAGCCGCGCAGGGAGAGGGAGCGTATGCCCCAGCAGCCGAGTAAGCCCGAGCGACAGATGTACTGCGAAGCGTGCGTGTACGGACGGGGAAAGCACGCCGACTGGTGCGAGTCATCTGACGGATTTCGATAGGAGCCCCCGCGCGGGCATAGTTCGGGCGTTCGAACAAAACATGAGTCCACGAGGCACGCTTTCAAGGTTCAGAATCGACGACTTTCCCGGCCCCCAGGCAGGCCCTAAACGCCTGAACAATTCGCCTCACGGTAGGGCATCGTACACCGCGCACAACAAGGAGCAGTATGGCACTGATTACCAGCAGCACCACGGACACCCCCGAGCAGGTTCAGGAGGCCATCGCACACTTCGGGCTTGAACCCGAGGTCCAGACGGTCGAAACCCAGCCCGCCGGCGGGGAGCAACCGCAGCAGCAAACCACGGAAACCAAATCTCCCGCGCCCGCGGCTGATGCCGAGGGCAAAACCCAACAGGACGACGCCTCGGGAGCGTCGGAAGAAGGCAAGGAAGAGCAACCCCGGGACGAGAAGGGACGGTTCGCCGAGAAGAAGCCCAAGGAGGGTGAGGAAGGCGAGTCGGCGGTCCCACCTGGCGTGCAGAAGCGCATCGACAAGGCCATCGCCAAGCAGCGGGCGGCCGAGCGCCGCGTGGAAGAACTCGAAGCCGAGCTGGAGAAACTCCGGGAAGCGAAACCCGACGACAAAAACACGCAGCCAGCCGGCGAAGAGGGGACCAAACCAGCGGCAGTCGAGCCGAAGCCTAAAGTCGAGGATTTCGAGTCGTACGAGGAGTACGTCGAGAAGCTCGCCGAATGGACATCGGAGCAGAAGGTCACCAAGCTCGAGTCCGAGCTGGCCGAACTCAAGCGGCAGCTCGCCGAGAAGGAAGCGGCCGAGGCACGCAAGCCGGTCGAGGAAGCTTTCGCCCGGAGCGTAGAGGAAGCGCGCACGCGCTATGCCGACTACGACGACGCCATCGAAGCAGCCGAAGCCGAGGGCCTCGAAATCCCGCCCGCCATGCAGGCCGCCATCGCCGAATCCGAAGTCGCCGGCGACCTGATGTACCACCTTGCCAAAGACCCGGATGAGTGCCGGCGCATTGCCGCGCTCTCCGATGTCGCAGCCGTCCGCGCAATCGGGCGGTTGGAAGCCAAGATCGAGGCCGAGCGCAACAAGCAGGGGAAACCCGCCGCGCAGCAGCCGGCCGCAGCCGCGGGCGAACCGCCCGCCGCTCAACCGAAACCCAAGCCCAGCGTCAGCGCCGCGCCGCCGCCGATCAAGCCCGTTGGGGCACGGTCGGGCGAAGCGGCCAAGGACCCCTCCTCCATGTCCACCGCAGACTATCTGCGCTGGCGCGAGGAGGACATGCGGGCCAAAGCCCGACGCGGCTACTGACCCGCATCACACCCAGCAGCGCTGGGCTGTAGCACGCTCGCGACGGTCGTGAGATAGGCGTGAGCGATGGGGGACTGCCCCGCAAGGGGCCTCCCCCGCCACTGTCGCGACGACAGAGGAGACGTTTCAATGGCCACCAATACCTTCTTGACCGCCTCGATGATTACCAACGAGGCGCTCTTCGTGCTCAAAAACCAGTTGTCGTTCACCCGCACGGTGAACCGCAGCTATGACAAAAGATTCGGCGTTGAGGGCGCCAAGATCGGCACCATTCTCAACGTCCGCAAACCGCCGCGCTACCTCGGCCGCGAAGGCTCGGGGCTCGATGTCGAGGCCGTCACCGAGACCTCGGTGCCGGTCGCCCTGAACACGCAGTTCGGCGTGGACCTCGATGCGACGACCGCAGACTTCCTGCTGTCGATCGACAACTTCTCCGAGCGCATCATCAAGCCGGCCGTGGCGGCGATCGCCAACCGCATTGACCACGACGGACTGAAGCTCGCCAGCCAGACCGTCGCCAACTTCGTCGGCGCTTACGGCACCGTGCCGTCGGACATCGACAAGTACCTGGAGGCCAAAGCCATCCTGGATGACTGCGGCGCCCCGGTGGACGGCCGGCGCTATCTGGCGATCACGCCCAAGATGGAGGCCGCGGTCGTCTATGCCACCAAGGGCCTGTTCCAGAGCTCCGAACGGATCAAGGAGCAGTACGAGAAGGGCCGCATGGGTGTGGCCCTGGGCTGGGACTGGGCGATGGACCAGAACTGCCCCTCGCACAAGGTCGGCAACATCGGCACGACCGCGGCCGCTGTGAATGGCGCCGGACAGACAGGGAGCGAGCTCGTGACCGATACCTGGACGGCCGGAGCAACCCTGAAGCGCGGCGACATCATCCAAATCGCGGGCGTGTATCACGTCAACCCGCAGAACCGCGAATCGACCGGCAGGCTGGCGCCGTTCGTCGTCACCAAGGACTGCACGGCCGATGGTAACGGAAATATGACCATCTCCATCTGGCCGGCCATCGTCCCGAGCGGCGCGTTCCAGACCGTCGATGCGGCGCCCGCCGACGGCGCGCTGATCTCGGTGTTCGGCAAGGCCGCGACGGCCTTCTCCGACATCGCCAACAAGTCCTTCCGTGAGGGCCTCGGCTACCACCGCGACGCCTTCACCCTGGCCTGCGCCGACCTGCCGCTGCCCAACGGCGTGGACATGGCCGCCCGCGCCGCCGACGAAGACCTCGGCCTCAGCATCCGGCTGATCCGGGCGTATGACGTCAAGACCGACAAGCTGGTCACCCGCCTGGATGTGCTGTACGGGTGGGCCGCGCTTCGCCCGGAACTGGCCGTCAGAATCCTTTCGTAGCCTGAGCCGCTACTTCAACGGGGGGCGGACCCACCCTCGCTCCGCCCCCATATTTTGAAGGAAAAGGAGAACGACATCCATGCGAAATTTCAGACTCGCATTTGCTCTGCTTGCCATTTTGGTCCTGTTGACCTCTCCGGCTTGGGGTCAGGCTACGATGTCCTCGACCACGCTTTCGTCGGCAATCACGCGCTCCGAGACTTACCTGAACGTCGCCAGCGCCACGGGGATCAGCGGACTCGGCACGAACAACCAAGTCCAGACGATCCTCTACGTGGACCAGGAAGCGATGGAGGTAATTGAGGTCAGCGGCACAACGGTTCGCGTGCTCCGCGGCCGGGGAGGTACGCGGGCAACCGCCCACGCATCCGGCGCCAAGGTCTGGCTCGGGCCGCCCAACTACTTCCTGCCGACTGATCCGTCCGGCGCTTGCACGTCCACTGAACAACCCGTGTTGCCGCGCGTCGCAATCTCCACGGGCAATGTGTGGAACTGCGCCGGCGGCCAGTGGCTGCGCTACGGCGGCAGTGTGTTCATCAGTCCGGCCAACTGCCAGATGACCGCGGCAACCACCGCTTGGGGGACGAACGGTTCTCCGGCGTTGGTTCGAGCGGCAGCGTCGAATTTGGTGTTGCAAGGCACGACCAACACCACGGCCGGCACGATCACCGTTACTTGTCGCATCGACCCGCCCACCGTGCTCAGCCAGGGTAAAGGGGTGGTGGTCACGGACGTGAACCTGCTCTACGGGGTGGGGACTACCAATCTGGAAAGCATCGAAGCGGCGTCCCTTAAGACCGTCACCTATCCGGACGCCGGCGATGCGGCGGACGCTACCGTATCGTCTGCGCTCGGCGGGACGATCACCGTCACGCCCAGCACGTTAGAGACGGACGCCATTACGACCAGAGGCGATCTGTACAACGAGAAGCTCTCGCTCGGCACGCCCATTGCCCTGAATACCGCCAACCAGGGCCTAGTGCTCGAGCAGGTCTTCACCACGGCTGGCACCACGGCAACCATTCTGGAGATCGGTGGGGTCATCGTCCACTACAGCTACGCGCCGTAGGCGGACCACTGTTCCCTTTCGTAGATCCATTCCATTCCGGGGGCGGTTTCGGCCGCCTCCGGATGGACCCCACACACACCATGCCTACCCTTCATCTGATCTGGTGGCTTATCGTCGCGCACGTCCTCTGCGACTACCATTTGCAGGGCGACTTTCTGGCGCGCGGCAAGAATGTCCGCAACCCGATTCCCGGAGTGCCCTGGTATCAATGCCTCGCCGCTCACGCGCTCATTCAGGGCGCCGGCGTGGCCGTCGTTACCGGCAACCCGTTCTTAGGCGGTTTAGAGTTCGGGGCGCACTGGGTCATCGACTACCTCAAGTGCTCCGGGAAGATCGGCTTCAACTGCGACCAGGTGCTCCACGTCGCCTGCAAACTGGCCTGGGTCGCACTCATGGCGGCGCTGTAGAACCAGGAGGAAACCGTGTCAAAGTCCTACCCGAAGTGGAAATATCACCGCACGAAGCCCGCGTGCATCGTCGAGAACGAGATCGAGGAAAAGAACCTGGGCCCCGGCTGGGCAGACCATCCCGACCAACTGCCGAAGGACGATTCGGACGCCGAAGAGGAAGCGCCTGCCGCGACTTTCGTGCAGGCCGTGGAACCGGAAGAGGTCGAGCCGGAAGAAGAAGCGCCCGCGCCGAGACCGGCGCCGAGGTTCAGGGGTAAGCCCAAACCGAAGGCGCAGTCCCCGGCCAAGCCGTCCGCTGCCGCGCAACCTGAGTCCCAACCTGACGCCGAGTAGCAGGGAGCAGAAGCCATGACCGTTCTGGACCTCATCACCGACGTACTGGGCCTGATCGGGGAGCTCGAGCCGGGCGAGACCCCCAACGATAGCGAGAAGGCCGATGCACTCGCGGCTCTGAATCAGCTTCTGGCAAGCTGGTCGACCGAGCAGTTGAACCTCTACACGCAGAGCGAGATGGAGGTTGCCCAGACCGGGGTGGCCAGTTACAACCTCCAGACGCGGCCGGTACTGATCCGGAGCGCAAGTTTTGTGACTGCGGACGGCATCCAGTTCCCGGTGCAGATCCAGAACGAGGCGCAATGGCGTCAGATCCTGGAGCCCTACCAGACCGGGAAGGTGGTTCAGAGGATCTACTGCGATTACGGCTACCCAACAGCGACGGTGAAGGCACATCCGCTTGTCTATGGCGGAAGGCTGAAACTCGGCGTCTGGACCGTGCTCGCCCCCTTCAACGCGGTCACAGACACCATCAACTTGCCGCCGGGCTACGAGCGTGCGCTCAAGTACGCCCTGGCGCTTGAAATCGCCGCAGACTACGGGCGCGAACTGCCGGCCTCGGTGCTGGCTCTCGCGCAGCAGGCCAAGGACGCCATTCGCACCCTCAACGCGCAATATCTGGCCGGCGCGAACGTGGTGGACTCTCCACCTCCACCCCCGCCTCCGGCGCCGACGCAGTAGCGACCACGAGGCCCACTACCGATGGCACTTACCGTCAAAAACCTAATCGAAACCGCGCTCCGGCTGTGCGGCGTCATGCTGGCGCCGGGGCGCGGCGCAAGCCAAGAGCAGCAGGCCGAGGGCCTTGCCGTGCTCAACTCGCTGGTGGACAGTTGGGCGACCGAGCGCCTCATGGTCTACTCGACGCCGCGCACGCTGTTCGACCTCCAGGCGGGCAAAGCGGAGTACACCATCGGCCCGAACGGGGATTTTGACACGGTCCGGCCGCCGCGGATCGAGCGCGCCGGGCTGGTCTGGCTGGCGAATCCCACCGACCCAGAAGAGATCACGCTGCGGGTCTGCCGCAACGTCGGCGAGTGGCAGGCTATCGCCCTGAAGGCGACCACCTCCACGATGCCCGACACGCTCTGGTACGATCCCGCGCACCCGCAGGGGATCATCCATCTCTCGCCCGTGCCCACGGTCGCGAGCCAGCTTGCGCTCTATCCGTGGACGCTCATCGGGCAGTTTGCCACGGTTAATGATGATGTGAGCCTGCCTTACGGCTACCAGCGGGCGCTCGAATACAACCTGGCGGTCGAACTGGCGGCGCGCAACCCGGCGCGGCAGGTGAGCCCGCTGGTGTTCCAGATGGCCGTCGATTCCAAGGCCAAGATCAAGGCACTCAATATCCAGCCGATCATACTGCGCTGCGACAGTGCATTGGTCGGCGGCGGTAACGGCGGGCGCTTCGACGTGCTCACCGGAGACTACCGTTGATGTTCGAGATCACGGCCACCGAGCGCTGGCGCGCCTACGTGCTTGTGGTTCTCGTGATGTCATATGGCCGCCGCTTGGCGGGGTGAACTGAAATGCCCGATCTCAAGAAGGCCGCCAAAGAGAAAGTCGTGCGCCTCGCCGACATGATGAAGGCTACGGTCAGGCAGGCCCGCAGAACGCGGGAAAACTACCGGGCGGTGAAGGACGCGCTCGCGGAGCGGGGGATGGGCGACTTTTCGCCGCCGGTAGCCGAGCAGGTCAAATCGAAGGTTCGCCGCGGCTGGAAGACCCTCAAGGACATGTGGGACAACCGCCCAAAGGGCCGCTAAACAGATGAGATTTGAAGGCTTCGTCGGCCCGACCTACGAGTCGCGGTCGATTAACGCAGATTGCCAAAGGGCCGTCAACCTCTATCCCGAAATCATCGAGTCCGGGACCGGGAAGGCTCGTATGGTGCTTTACGGGACGCCCGGGCTGATCGCGTTCACCACGCTGCCGAGCAGCCCAATCCGGGGTATCTGGGTGAACGAGTACCGGCTGTTCGTGGCGGCGGGGAACAGGATTTACGAGGTCTTCTCCAATGGCACGTATACGCTTCTGGGGACGATCGACAACTCTCCGTTAAACCTGTTCGGGGCGACCATTCAAAACACTCCGGTTTTGATGTACCCGAACGGCGGACAGTTGTTCATCGTTTCGGCGGGCAAAGCGTACTGCCACACCGGAGTCGAACTTAAAGAGCCGGTCTTCACAGACACCACGGAACCGGTTACGGCCGCCACCGGCACCTTTCTCGACGGGTACTTCATCGCGCAGGATTCCTTCACCAGCAAGCAGTTTCACTGGTCGGAGCTTTACGATGGGCTCACCTGGGATCCTCTGGATTACGCGACGAAGGAGGGTCACCCGGATAACCTGCGGCGCATCTTTGCCCACCACGAAGATCTCTGGCTGTTCGGCACCGAAACCATCGAGGTTTGGCGTGCGAACACCAACGCCACCGCCGAGGGCAATCCCTGGGAGAGAGATCCCGGCGCGATGCTCCATTTGGGCTGCATCGCGCCCTGGAGTGTAGTCCGGATCGGAACCCACCTCGCTTGGATCGGCGGAGACGCCCGCGGGATGCCCGTGGCGTATGTGGCGCAGGGTTACGAGCCGCGACGCGTCTCAACACACGCGGTCGAAGCGAAGTGGGCCACCTATTCACGCGCCCTGGATGCGATTGCCTTCAGTTACCGCGACCACGGCCACGACTTCTGGCAGATCACCTTCCCTGCGGGCGATGCGACTTGGGTCTACGACCTCACCACCGGCCTCTGGCATGAGCGCGCCTGGCGCGATCCGGCCACCGGCAAACTGCACCGCCACCGCGCGCTCTACCACGGCTACGTCTTCGATAAGCATATCGTCGGCGACTGGCAGACCGGCGCGCTGTACCAGATGGCGACCAGCGCCTACACGGACGTCGGCAACCCGATCGAGCGCATCCGGACGGCGCCGCACTTGGGCGACGAGCAGTTGAATATGTTCTACCACCGGTTCCAGATCGACTTGGAAACCGGCGAGATTGCCAATCCCGAGTTCAGCCTGGAGACTTCAAACGACGCCGGCCACACCTGGAATGCGGCGCGCAAAATCACCGCCGGAGCCATCACGAACTACCGGGCGCGCGCCATCTGGCGGAGGTGTGGCGCGGCGCGCGATCGCGTGTTCCGCGTCCGCTCGACGGCTCCCATGCGCCATGCCTGGATTGACGCGGATCTGAGAGTGAGCCGCGGTATTTCGTAGCGCACAATGGCCCAACAGAACCAGCAGACCAGCATCCCGACCGTACCGCGCACCACGCGGATGTTCGACGACCACGGCAACCTCACCCGGCCGTGGCTCGTGTTCTTTGAGCGCGTGGCGGCCCATGAAATCAGCCTGCCGGGGCGCATCCAGCCTATCGGGGGCGAGCCATTCCTGCTGAGCATTCAGGAGGATGGCAAGACGGCCACGCTGACGGTGATCTATGATCCGCCGGCGCGATTGGGGCTGTTTACTGGGGTGACGGCGCACGTAGAGGCTCCCGCCGACAGCGGAAAGATCGTACTCTCGAACGACTACGGCTACAACGGCAACCCCAAGGCCCCGGCCGGCAGTGAGGCCCGCCGCGGATCGCTGCAAATCAAGCTGCCGCAGCCGGCCACGGAAAACCAAATATGGCGCGTGTATTTGACGGAGTGCAGCCGCGGGTACAAGGTTCCTTTGGTGCTCTACGGGAACCCGAACACAAGCCCCTGGGCCACCATCGAGGTCTCCAAAGCCGCCGCTTCGGCAGGCGTTACAGAACCGCCGGTCCCGGTTGCGGTGTCGGTAGCCGAGAAGCCCAATTCGCGCCGACTGGCGCAGAACGAAGACGGCGCCTGGGTGACGCTGTTCACGTTGCAGGTCACGGTTGAGCTTAAATCCGACCCGCTCCCCAACCAGTGGGTAGCAATTGAGCTCAGCCGGGATGAC